ATTACGATTCTCAGGCACGTTTAGGTTTCTATGGTTGGGACACTAACTATACTGATTTGGGTGGTCATGAAGGCGGTTATCGTTTCCTTCACGCTGCTACAAATACTTCTGAAACCTTCAGTGGTACTGATTCTGGTCTTATTGCTGGTAACCTTAAGTTAACGACTGGAACTGCATCCTCTTCTAACACAACTGGTGACCTGGTAGTTGCTGGTGGTGCTGGTATTACTGGCGCAGTCAATATCGGTGGTCTTCTGGATGTTGATGGCACCTTCCGTGCTAACAGCACTTCTCGCTTTGACGATAACATCGTCCTGCAGGGTGCATCCAAGACTCTGCAACTGAACAATGGTTCTGGAACTACGAAGATTGAGTTCCAATCTACAACAGGTAATGCAAGCATCGGTGGTGTAACTGACATCACAGGCAACCTCAACGTCAACACTAATAAGTTCAACGTTGTTGCTGCTTCAGGTAATACAACCATTGCTGGTACTCTTGGAGTTACAGGTCAGACTACAGTAACTGGTGCTACTGACCTCAATAGCACTCTGAATGTTGCTGGTGATGTTCATCTTGAAAGCACTAATGACATCACAGTTGCTAAGAATGCTGGCACTGGTGTATGGGAGATTCAGTCTAACGACTACGGTGCTCTTAGACTTGACGGTGGTGCATACGTTGCAGGTGATGCTCTGATTGATGGCACACTACACGTCAACGGTGCTATTGAAGTTAAAGATAGTGCAACAGAGGCAGAATCGAGACTGAACTGGTTGCGTGTCAGATACAGAGGTCGTTTCGGTGACTCCTATCAGGCAACTCCTTCCTATGCATCTCATAACACTACAACTCTGAGAGCACATGGTGGTGCTGGTATTGAAAGAACCCTACACGTTGGTGGCACAGGTTCTGGTGAAGGTCTATTTGTTGGTAAGAGATACTCTAACAATACTGTTAAGTTCTCTGTCCTGGGTGCAAACGGTAACACCGATATCCAAGGCACACTCGATGTTGCTGGCAACTCCGAGTTCAACGGTACAGTTGATGTTGATGCAGATTTCGCTGTTAGAAACGGCACAACTGATAAGTTCTTCGTTGATAACGTAACTGGTAACACTGATATCCAAGGCACTCTGGATGTAAACGGTGCAACCGAGATTACAAACACTCTGGATGTCAGCAACGCTGTTACCTTTGATTCTACTCTGCTTGTTCAGGGTAACACTGAAATCAATGGAACCCTGGATGTTGATGCTGACTTTGCAGTCAGAAATGGTTCAACCGATAAGTTCACGGTTGATAACGTAACTGGCAACACTGCAACTGACGGCACACTGGTTGTCCAAGGTCAAACAACTATCAATGATTCTCTGATTGTTGATGCTGCTAACGAAGTCTTCTCTATCAGAAATGGTTCTGCTGTTGAGAAGTTTGGTGTTGATGCAGACAACGGCAATACAAATATCATCGGCACTCTGACTGTTGGTGGTGCAACTCAGATTAATGACACCTTGGGCGTCTCTGATGTTGTAACCTTTACAAGAAACACTGAGCAAACTCTGACTGGTTCTTACAGTGCTGATGGTGCATTCCGTCTTAGCGGTGGTGCTGGTGTTGCTAGAAACCTCGCTGTTGGCGGTGATGCAAGAATCTATGGCACCACTGAACTGACTGGTTCTCTTGACCTGAACAGTAGTGCAGATATCTCTGGCGCTTTGGTAACACATGACAACGTTATCATTAACGCTGACAATAAGATGTTCAAGATTCAGACC